CAACAGGCTTCTCAAACGTTAAAAGTCCTTCTTCTAGATTTGGATGAACACCACGAACAAAAGAGTGAACAACTGGAACTCCATAACCCTCTATTAAAGTTGTCGTACCAACAGGAACCGTTGAGTGTATAATAAACATTGGTGAATCATATTTTTTCCAATATTCTACGACAGTATCAACAAAATCATATCCTTTATAGGGTATACAAACATGAATGACATCATATTTGTTTGTTTCATTAAATTTATTTTTATCAACATCTAAATCACAAACATAAACTTTATTACCAGCTTGTTCTTCAATATTTTTTACCGATGTGCCTATTTCACCTAGACCAACAACTAAAATTTCTTTCATAACTATACCTGTCTTATTGTATTACAATACGATTTTGCTACTGTGCTATTTAAATCTCTAATAACTTTAAAGTCTTTTACATATACCTCAGCGACTGGTTTATACTGTTCTTTTGTCTTAAAAGGTACATAATCTATTATACTAAATTTTTGTTTATTTTCTAAGCTAATCATTCGCCAATCATTAAAAACAATATCCCAAACTAGTAACATACTTCGTTTACGATAGTAGTTTTTAGAAAGTGGCATACTAACACTCAAAGACTTACCTTTTATCTTTGCCAATTTTTCTGCTAGATAAAAGTTTCTTGTACATAACATATGTCTATGTTTTTTAAACCCTTGTTTAGGTATTTTTCTGTCAAAAACTAATTCTACTAAATTCTTTCTAAGGAACAAATCCATGGTAGTAAAATCTATTCTTACACCTCGTTTTCTTTGGTCATTGTATATCTTCATCTCTGCTTCTGTGAGGTGACAATGACGAATATCATCAAATATCTTCTTTATGGCTTGTTCCGGTTTCATATAATTATTTACTGAAAAAATCATTATAAAAAAAATTACTAATGACTATAATAGAGAAGCTATTAAACAAAATAAGGAGATTTACATGGCTAACAAACTTAATATTAATAATTTCGATATGTTCATTGAATCTATGAAAGCTTTATCTTCAGCAGTTGAAGGTATTAAAGTTACAGTAGAAAAAGAACAAGCTAAAGTGCTTTCTAAAAATCCAGTCGCAAGACTTAAAATGACTACAAACTCTATTTCTTCAGATGAAGAAGTTAGTTTCTGTATTGGTGATCTTCCTAGTTTTGTAAAAGTTTTACAAATAGCACAAAGTAAATTAGGTGAAAACGATAAAATAGATTTAGAAGTAGACTCTGGTTTTATTAATATAAAATCTAAACCTTTTAAATCTAAATTTTCTCTAGTAAAAGAAGAAGTTATCTTAAACTATGTAGATAAAGAATTTAATTCAGTACTAAATGAAAAATGTAAGTTTGTTACAACTGCTGATAATATTAAAGAACTTCGTAGGTCTTCTTTTATATTCTCTGACCAAAATGTTGCAAGAATTTATTTGTTTGCAGATGAGAATAATCCTTCAAAGATGAAAGCAGAGTTAAACAATCGTTCTAACCCTTATTCAAATGCTATTACTGTAGACTTTGGTCAAATTCAATCAGGTAGTCTTGAAAAAGATGTTGTGTTAAACTTCAACAGAATGGATATGTTTACCTTATTCGAGTCTATCGATGAAATCGAAATGACATTACCTGATATTCAAGCTTTAGTAAGCACACAAAAAATCACATCTAAAGACGAAGAGTCATTCGTCAAGATATGGGTTTTATCTAGTTTATTAGAAGGTTAATATAGTTATAAATCAGAAAGATATATGTGTGTTGTGTAAATACCATATATTATGAAAACAGAGTCCTATAATAGAGAAATACTTCACGCAACTGCCATGTTCATGGATGCGTTCAATGATATAACTATAAGAAGAGCAAGTGGTAAATTAATTAAAGTTAAACTTTTAAATGGTAGAAGAAGTAGAATATTTAAATCTTTAGAAAACCCAGCTAGAAGTCCTATTAAACCACCTTTAATCGCAGTTGTTAGAACAGGTATAACTAGAGATACTTCTAGAGTATCAGACTTGAATAGATATTTACTTAAGACAACAGGTAGTGATTTAAATTATAATTTTTATCCACCTAATCCTATGGATTTAACTTTTCAGTTAACACTAGTTGCAAAAACACAATCTGATATGGACAGAATGCTTTCAAACTTTATACCTTTTTGTAATCAATCGTTCTTTGTTAACACACCACATCCTAAACTTCCTGGACAAGTTATAAAACACGAAGTTATTTGGAATGGTAATATAACTGAAACAGATAATTCTGAAACTTCTTTTGAAGATGCTGAGTTAATCGTTGCTGAAACAGATTTTACTTTTAAAACATGGATGTGGGCAGGAACAGAAAACAAACTAGATGAACAAAAACTAATTAAGAAATTTAACATCTATCCTAATTTATTCTCTATAGGTGTACAACAATTACTATCACAATCTAATAGTAATCCGTTCACAAGTGGATTTACTACTGCTGAGAGTTTGTGTGCTTCAAGAGGTTACTTGCTTGATGATGATACATACTATGGCGACATTTATAGTTTGAGTCACTTCTATGCCGTACCTACAAGAACTAAGTTCTCTGATTTTGAAACTATTATAGCATCGGGTAAAATCGACCCAGCTTATTATGATAGTTTACCTATTAGTGGTCTTACAAGTGGTAGTCCAGATTATGTTACTTCTGGTTATCTACAAGACTTAAATCTTGATCTAAATGTTGGTGATAAATTTACAATGAATGGAAATGAAGTTTATTTCGTTGATAATAAAGGTGGTATTTTAATTATGTACCCAGCATCTGGTGATGATGTAAGAGCAGACGCAGAAGTTCAAGGTGATTATTGGGCAAATGTTAGAAACTCTTCACTAACAGGTATATTAAGTGGTGTACCAAGTGGTGTAATTTCTTATTCAGTATCTGGACAAGGAGCAACAGTCTCAGGAGCAACTTCAGGTTACTCCGGCTAAATTGATTATGAATTATATAGGTGTATTTTTTAAACCTAAATTAGGTTGCTTAGTTTGTTTCTATAATCCAAATGAAATGTGTCCTATGTTTTGGTCGTTTGATTACAATGATGATATTTTATATGTGTATAAGAATATTATGAAATATATAAAAGACCAAAAAAACATTATTGTTCACATAAATGAAGTAACTTCAAAACATCAAAAACAGTTTGCATTATATAATCAGTTCATAGGAATGTTATCAGGTATGACTGAGATAAAAAACATAACACTCAAAATAGTGTCTCAAGATAAAATACAAAAAAGAATAATGCATCTATTAGATATTAAAAGTAAAAAAGAATTTATTAATAAAATGAAAATTAAAAAAATGCATAACAATCAGTATAATCTTGTATATGAAATTGTAAAACACAGAAGCAAACGAACAAGTGATTTATACATATCATCATATCTGTTTGCTTACTACGGGTTTTTAAAAGAAAAAATAAAAGGTTATAATCACAAGGAGTAAATGTTATGTCAAGCGACTTTAATAAAATGATGAGTACTATAAGAAAAAGAACAGGTAGTACAACATTCACCGAATCAGTTTATGGAGAAATAAGTAGTTATATAGATACAGGTTGTATGGCACTTAATAGAATTATTTCAGGAGATATTAAAGGTGGTATACCTCAAGGTCGAAATGTTTTATTTGGTGGTGAGTCTGGTGTAGGTAAGTCACTAATCGCCGCACAAATCATAAAAAATGCACTTGACTCAGGTTTCAAACATATATTTTATCTTGACTCAGAAGGTGGTGGACTTAAAACATTTTTTGAAAACTTAGGTTGTGATTTAAGTAGAATAGAACACGTTCTTGTAAACACAGTTGAAGAAACAACTGCAATGGTGAATAAAATTTATGATTCAATTATTGAGCATAAGAAAGATAACCCAGAAGATCAGTTTTTAATTATATTAGATTCACTTGGTAATCTTGTTACTGAAAAGTTTTATACTGATGCGATTGAAAAAGATAAACAAGTAACAGACATGGGTTTGAGAGCAAGAGCGTGTAATGGTTTGATGCAGTCTACTACAATACCTGCATTAAAATCAGATACTACATTCATTGCAATTAATCATGTATACGATGACCCTGGTTCTATGTTCACACAAAAGATTAAATCTCAATCAGGTGGTAAAAAACTGGCATATGTTGCCACAGTAACTATTCAATGTACAAAAGCTTTACAAAAAGCTGAAAAGAAAGATAAAGGACCTGATGGTGGTCATTATAATGGTGCAGACTTAAGATTTTTCACTGTGAAAAACAGATTAGTTAAACCTTTCGTAGAAGCAGAAATGCATATTGATTTTTCTAAAGGTATCGATAAATGGGACGGCTTGATTGAACCTGCTGTAAATTATGGTTTCATCAAACAAGCTGGTGCTTGGTATGAAGTCCCTTCTTATTCAGATAAGAAAGTTCAAAGAGGTGAGTTACTTAACAACGATGAAATATGGCATACGTTTTTAGATGAGTTTAATGAAGCATCTAAAAAAGAATTGGCGTATTCTTCAGTTAATCAAATTGATGAGTTGAATGTTTCAGAAACAGAAGTATAATAACTTATGTCGAATACGAAATATGATAACGATATTCCTTTAAAACCGGACTTATCAGATGATGTAGTTGAACTTCTAATACTTAAAAAAGTTCTTACAGACCAAACTTATACACATTTGTTTTTAGAAACTTTTGATAAAAGATGGTTTTCAAATGAAGATATAAGACTTCAATTAGGTGTTTGTTTAAAACACTTCAGAAAGTATGACTCTGTACCTAATAGAAGTTTGATGTCTGCTTATATTGATAAGTTATCAGAAACAAATGATTCTCTTAAAAACAAAAAATCAAAAGTATTAGATTATTTTGATGATGCTTTAGATTTAGACATTTCTAAAAGTGATGAACAAGACAATCTATTTGTTGAAAAACAAGTATTATCTTTTATTCGTGAGAAAGCTTTATATTATGCAATCATGGATAATATTGACCGTATAGAATCTAAAAAAGACCCAACAAAATGTATTGAAGCATTCGAGAAAGCATTAGGTCTTACTTTATATAAAGATTTAGGTGCTGATTATTTTGAAGATATAGGTGGTCACTTTGATGACTTGTGTAGTCCAGAATCTAAAATACCTTTAGGCATAACTTGTTTAGATAGAACTACAAATGGTGGTATCTCATCTGACGGTGATTGTCTTTTAGTATTCATGGCACAACCATGTTTAGGTAAATCTTTGATGTTGTCAAATATTGCAAAGAAAGTTTTAGATCAAAATGGTTTTGCTTTAGTTATCACTTTAGAGTTATCTGAAAAAATGTATCAAAGAAGATTCTCTGCACATATATCAGGTAACAATATTGATAATCTTCGTGACACTAGAAAAGATTCTCAGTCAAAGATTGAAAAATATTTTTCACAACACCCAGGTTCTAAACTTGTAGTAAAAAGATTTCCAGAAAATAGTATCACAACTATGAATCTTGATAATTATATAGATAAATTAATTAAGACGATAGGTAGAACACCTGATATTATTTTTGTAGATTATCTAAATTTAATGTTACCTAAAAACAAGACTTATAACTCTACGATGTATGAAAGAGTCGGTGATGTTGCTCGTGACTTAAGAGCCTTGAGTGCCAAATTTAAAAGACCAGTTGTAACTGCGACACAAGTTAATACTGAAGGATATAACACATCAAATATTGGTCTTGAGAATACGAGTGAGTCAAAAGGTATTGCACATACGGCCGATGTAGTGATTGCACTTTCTCAAGAAGAAGATGATATTGAAGCTGGTTGCATCAACGCTAAATTTTTGAAGAACAGATATGGTAAAAATCATATAAGAAATAGATTATCGATTGATTATGAAACATTAGTTATTGACGACTTTGATAAATTAGTTCAGTCAGGTGATGACACAGGTAGTGTAGTTGACTCGGTAAAAGAAGATGAAAATTTTGAAGGACTATTCTAATGTTAGGGAACTTTTTTAATGATGAAGAACAATCGACTCATGTAAAAATAGATATGAAATTATTTGAAGATACACTGTCTGATTATGCAGGGTCTTTCAAAAAAGAAAAAATGATTTCTAAAATGAAAGATATATATCGTGATAAAGAATTGTTAATAGATTTCTTAAACAGAATGAAAGTTGATCTTAAATATTTAGTTATATTAACATATAATTATAATCCTACTATAATAACACCACACTTAAAAAGAGAACTTAACGAAAAAATTAGTGAAAGACCTAGTTATCCATTTTAAATTATGAAGTACACAGCAGAAGAAGTTTGTTGGTTATATTGGAAATATTATCAGAGAGAATCTAAAGGTATTTTTATCAAAAGATTTAAAAACTTTGATAAACATAAAGAAGATATAAAGAAATGGGTTTGCTATGAAAAGTTGTGTATCATAGCAAATGATTTTGATATAAATCTAAATGAATATATTCCAATGGTTGCTAAAAAGTTTAATGGTAAATTTTTCCACCCTAAACAACTTATTAATCCTTCAAATTTAGAAATGTGGCAACATAGACACAAAAAAGGTCAAGAACTTAATAACTCTCAAAAGATAGTAGATAAAACATTAAAGAGTATGAAGTTTATAGTTAAGTTTTGTAAAGATAATGATTTAAAAAATTTACAAGAATATATTGAAGAGTCAATCAAAGCTGAAGTTCTAGGCTTACACATTGCGACAGGTAGATTATCAAAGTATTTTTTATCTCTCATACCTGTAAAAGTTCTAAACTCTATTAAGTATAGTATTGAACCGGATATATCTAATATACTAGATAACACAGTAATAAAACATAGAGATGCTTTAAGAGATAATACAATAAAAGCTTTTGTTGATATACGAGGTGTAGAATTACCAAGTGTATCAGCAGTGGTGAATACAAATATAGAAAAAGTATTAAAAAAATAAAATAATGAGTATAATAATCTATGAAAACATTAGTAAAAATATTAATTGTATTAAGTGTGACTTATTGTGCATTTTTACTAACTGGTTGCAAAACAATGCAATCACCAGTAATTAATTTAAAAGAGCCAATAAGTACTGGTGGTTCTTGGATTATGGAAAGAAAAGATTTTAAAGTATACATTGATTAGGAGTAAAGTATGAGTAATATTAAGTTAACAACAGGTTCATTAACAGAAGCACTTAAAAAATCAGGTGCTAATACAAGAAATAATAATGACCAAATGTGGAAGAATTTTCTAACACCAAAACCTACACCAGAAGGTTCTTATTACAGAATGAGACTTTTATGGTTTGTAGACGAAAATAGTAATCGTAATATACCTTTTATAGAACAGTATAATCATACAGTTTATGATAGAGATGAAAATGGAAAGTTAACAGTTGATTTTGTTACTTGTCCTACATCACCATATCTTAATATTAAGAATGCATGGCAATCTTGTCCTATCTGTCAGTATGCAAACAATCAGTTTGAACTTGCAAAGTCTACTAACTTTACTAATAAAGTAGCTAGTGCAAATCACAGAAAAATGCGTAGACAATTTGTTGCGTTTATACCAGCTTATATTATTTCAGACCCTAATGTACCTGAAAATAATGGTCGAGTTATGCTTTTCTTAATTCGTGACCGTGATACATATAAGAGATTGTGTGAGCAAGTCAAAGGTAAAGAACATGAACTACCTGTTTTCAATGGTGAAGGTGCTGTAGATTTAGCAGTTGTTGTTCAAGATGTTCCTCAAAAGAACAAAGACGGTTCTGAAAGAATTAATCAATACACAGGTCAACCATATACTAGAAAAGAACTTAAGTTTCAATTTGGTAGTAAAGCACATGATATTGAAATACCAGTATCTCAAATAGAAGCGATTGATTTTGATTCTCTATATTCATATTCATCAGAGATTGAGTTAAAGGCCTTTTTAGCAAAACATACTACACCAGTAGATGTTCCAGAAGATGACTTTGATATTACAATATCTGAAGATACACCAACTGTAGATGTAACAACTACAACTACAAAAGATGATATTGTTGAGATGGGTTCCACAGATGAAGCTGATACTAACGATATTGATATTGATGACATTGATATAAGTGACGTAAATTCTAATACTGATGAAGTAACTGAAACTAAAGAAGTTGAAGAAGAGAAGAAAGAAAATTTAGTTACGAATGAAATAAATGTTGATGATGTTTTAGCAGACATTCCAGACATTGATGATCTCTTTTAGAAAAATGGGTTATAACAGAAAAAAGAAAACAAAACAAAAGCACGATAACGCTTTTGAGTCTGATAAAATAGAAAGAAAACTCAATAAGAAAAAAAGAGTTTCTATTAAGAATAAAAAACACTATGAAGATACCTAGAGTAAAGAAAGGCATGAGAGTCTTAGTAACATGGGAAGACATTCAAGCTATACTTCACTCTGAAGACGACATAGAACCTGCTCTTGCTGAAACAGTTGGTTGGGTTGATAATTCAAGTAACACATGGATAAGATTAGTAACATCTAGATATTATGCAGAACAAGGTTTTGATAAATTAGCAGATAAGATTGTTATACCAAAAGGTTGCATTTTAAATATTGAGGAAATATGAGATATACACATAACCCTGAAAAATATGAAGGTGTGAGATGGACAAGTCTTTCTTTAGATGAAAGAAATGAATTTCTAGAAGCATCTTACGAAGAATGTAGAAGATTATATCCTCAAGAGTTTGTACCAGACTATCCAACAGATACTGAAGAACTTCGTAGTACTTTACTTGAAGATTTTAGATTCAAGAGAACTATGCCAGTTGAAGAGTATACTTTATGGACAAAATGGAATGAGATACAAACAAAGTTTGCTTGGGTAAAACCTAAAGTAATGCAACAGATACTTGAGATTCGTGACAATATTTGGAGACCAACATCGTTTGAAGATTTTGAAAAACTAGATGTAGAAGTTATATCAACAAAAGAAAACAAGAATTTATTATTTGTTTGGAATACTCTGAGAACATTTACTAGTACAATGCCTAATAATCAAAACTTAGGTAGAAACTTATTCTTTATTGTAAGAGACAAACCTACCGGAAAATACCTAGGTGTCTTTTGTGTATCTTCAGACTTTCTTGATTTAACTTGTAGAGATGAAAAGATTGGTTGGACTCGTGAGCAAAGGTCTATGGAACATTTAATCAATCGAACTTATATTGGTTCTACGATAGTACCTACTCAACCTCTTGGCTTTAACTTTACAGGTGGTAAATTATTAGCAATGTTAGTAACATCTGATGTTGTTCAAAAAGCATGGTACGAAAAGTATGGTGATTTCCCTGGTGGTTGTACTACAACTAGTTTGTATGATAAATCAGCCGGTGATAAACCAGTATCACAATATTCAGGTCTTAAACCGTATTGGAAAACTATGGGTTTTTCTAATGGTACTGTAATGGTTGACCCTACACCTGCTAATCGAAAATTAGTTAAAGATTGGATGAAAGTCAATGACCCTTGGAATTATTGGAAGTATAATCTTGCACTAAAACCCGGACCAAAAGGTTGGACAGGCTTCAAAGATTCTAAGACTAGATTTATCATAACAGCATTTGCTAAAAAGAATTTAAATATTGATAGAGATGAGATTAGATCAGAACATAGACGAGGTGTTTATTTCTGTAGATTTTATGAAAACACAGATGCATATCTTCGTAATGAAATCACACACGAAGAACTTAAAAAGAATGTAGACTTTAGTGTTGACACCATTGTTAATAAATGGAAGAACAAATATGCCTCTAAAAGGTTTAAGTCATTAGAAAATCAAGACCGTTTAAATCTAGACGAAAGTCTTTTCTATTCAGATATGCTTCACATGGATTGGGAAGAAGCTAAAGAAAAATATCTTGGTAATGTCGGTAGATAATCTTTTCTCATCGTTATTTTGTAAATAATAACAAGTATTGGAGAAAGATTATGAAAAGTTTCAAAGAAGTATATAAAAATTATCACTCAGATAATATTCGTGAGGATTTAGATGAGATAATTAAATATGCGAATAAAAATAATATACCTGTGCATAATGTTTACAGACCTCACTCAGATGCCTACTATGAATTAACAAAGCAACTTTCTGAAAAGATAAATCATCTACCAGATGTTGATAAACTTACACGAACTGTATTCGAAGAAACTGACTTAGGAAAATGGGAAAAATATGAAGGTGAATTAGTGCCTTTAGATTTACCACTTGTTGAAGCAGAATACAATGGTAGAGAAGTAGAACTTGAAAAACCAAGAAGAGGTGGTTCTAAAAAATTCTATGTATACGTCAAAAACGATAAAGGTAATGTTATCAAAGTTGAATATGGTGACGTATCTGGTCTTAACGCAAAAATAAATGATAGAGATAAAGCCAGAAGCTTTTCAGCAAGGCATAACTGTCCTTCAAAAAAGGACAAAACAAAACCAGGATATTGGTCTTGTAGACTACCTATGTATGCAAAAGAACTTGGACTTCAAGGCGGAGGAAACTATTTTTGGTAAACCCATATACAGACAAAGATAATGTAAGACATTTCAGTATAGAGGAACCCGAAGAATATTTTGTTTGGCATAGAGATACTGAAGATAGAAAAATTACAGTGATAGATGGTAATGATTGGAAGTTTCAATATGATAATGAATTACCAATAAGTATCAATAAAGGTGATATAATTCATGTAAATAAGTATGAGTATCACAGAATTATAAAAGGTAGTTCAGATTTAATTATAAAGATTGAGGAAAAAAGATGAGATTTAAAAAGTTTTATGAAACATATCAAGTAGACGAGAAGTTAATTACCTTTGCAAATAAGGCCTATCCAAAATCAGGTAACTTACTTATATTAGCTGGTGGTGCCGGTTCTGGTAAAGGATTTATATTAAAAAATTTAGTAGGATTAGAAGGTAAAGTATTTAATGTAGATGATTTAAAATCCACAGCCTTAAAGGCACCAAAATTGATCAAGAAAGTTGAAAAAGAGTTTGGTACGGATATTTCTAAACTAAATCTAACAAAAGGTGAAGACGTTGCTAAATTACATGAACTCATAGGTCTTGAACTTAATTTACCAAAAAAGGCACAACAAGTATTCTTTAGAAGTATGTTCTTTAGTGGTGAGAGAGAAAAACCAAACATCATATTTGATGTTACATTAAAAGATTTACAGAAACTAGAAAACATAACTCGTCTTGCAAGACAGTATAATTATGACCCTAAAAATATTCACATTGTTTGGGTAGTTAATGATATTGAAGTTGCTAAAAAGCAAAATCTTGCACCAGATAGAGGTAGAGTAGTACCTGTTGAGATATTAGTTAACACTCATCGAGGTGCTTCTCAAACTATGTTAGACATTGTGAACATGGGTAAAGGTCTAAAACGATACATGGATGGTGATATTGTTTTTGCATTTAATAAAGTTAATGTTGATAGTGAATTAGAAATAGGAAAATCTGGTGGTAAGTATATTAAACAAGCTGATTATTTCTATGTCAAAAAGTCAGGTCAACCAGCATTATCAAAAGGACAAATAGATAAAAATATTTTGGCTAAAATTGCAAACTATGTACCAAACGCTCAAACATGGGCAACTTCAGAAGTAAAAAGAATTATGAAGAAAGAAGAACAAGAAAGTCAAATGACAACGACTTCAGTAGGTTTTAAAAGTGGCACAACAGAAATAGATGATACTGATGTTAGACT